TCTTCTGAATACTCTGAAGCAACTTCTGTCCCTGACCAACTTCTGTAAGAAAGTTCAGATTCCTTTTGAGGTCTATGCTTTCACGAATGAGTGGGGTGTTGCTCGTCGTGCCATGAGTAACAACACTCAGGTAGACAATTCCTCTTACATGGATGAGATTCGCTCCTATCACGATGGCATCAAAGAGAAAGAGTTTTTCATTCCTAAGACTTTCTTTATGCTGAATCTGATTTCTTCTCGTTCTAATTCTCGTGAATATGAACGTCAGTGTAAGAATATCTGGCGTGAAGTTTATGCTCAAACCATGTATGCTAACTATTCTGCTACTCATGGTCTCGGTCTCTCCGGCACTCCTTTGAATGAAGCGATTGTTTCTCTGAATTACATCATTCCCCAATTCAGGAAGTCTAGTGATATTCAGAAAGTGAATGTCTGTGTTCTGACTGATGGTGAAGCATGTGGATCCGTTGTCGGTAAAGCATATGCTGCTGATCCTGATGGTGAGATTCGTAAAGTTGGAGCGAATCGTATTGATGGTCAGTGGTGTCTTCGTGATCGTAAAACTGGTCGCGTGTATCAACAACTGAAGAATGGATTTGAGAATCTTACCAATCAACTGATTCAACAAGTTCGTGATCGTAATCCTGGTGTCAATGTTCTCGGATTCCGTATTGTTCAGGGTTCTGGTCTGACTGGATTCATTCGCGGTTATGGCGGTTGGCGTGATGATTACGACAAACTGATGAAGGATTGGAAGAAAGATCGTTCTCTGGTTATTCCTAGTCCGATTGCTTTCACTTCTCTTTATGCCATCGCTAACAATGCTATGAATGAAGATGCTGATCTTGATGTGAAAGATGGTGCTGGTAAAACTGCCATCACTAAAGCATTTAAGAAGATGACCAAAGCTAAACAGAATAACAAGAAAATCCTCACCTCGTTTATCCAACACATTGCGTGAGGACCACCTGACAAACTGGCACCCGCCCCTTCCCATGGCGGCGGGTATGCCCTATACTTATTTCATCAACACAAACGACCAATGCCCCGACTTGTTTCTATGACTAACGATCAACTGGTTGACTATCTGACTATTTCTTATGGTAGCGAAGTTGCTACTCCTCAACTTCTGGCAGCAGCAGATCACTTTGGTGTCTCCCTGCCTACTGTTAAAAAGCGTCTTGAGCAATATAAATCTGGTCATGGTAAGTGGAACCTGACCATTCAAGAGAAACTTGAGCAAACCTATGCTGCTCCTGCTGCTGCTCCTGCTGTTATGGAGCGTCATGATCAAGTTCTCATTCCTAGCAAAGATGACAACTTTGTTTCGTTCGGTAACTTTACCGATGTGAAGAAGATCATCCAATCTAAGAAGTTCTTCCCCCTGTTCATTACTGGTATGTCTGGTAATGGTAAAACTTATTCTGTGGAGCAAGCATGTGCTCAACTGAAGCGTGAACTCATTCGTGTCAACATCACGATTGAGACTGACGAGGATGATCTTCTGGGTGGTTTCCGTCTTCAGGATGGTAACACTGCTTGGCATAATGGTCCTGTGATTGAAGCACTGGAGCGTGGTGCTATTCTTCTACTGGATGAAGTTGACCTTGCTTCCAACAAGATCCTTTGTCTTCAATCTATTCTTGAGGGCAATGGTGTATTCCTGAAGAAGATCGGTCGCTATGTGAAACCTGCTGCTGGTTTCAACATCATCGCCACTGCCAATACTAAAGGTAAAGGTTCTGATGATGGTCGCTTTATTGGCACCAATGTTCTCAATGAAGCATTCCTTGAGCGTTTTGCTCTCACCTTTGAGCAAGATTATCCTACTGCCAAAGTAGAACAGAAGATTCTTGAGAAACTGCTTGCTTCTCTTGGCGGTGATGACTCTGATTTCTGTCAGAAACTCTCTGACTGGGCAGATGTGATCCGTAAGACTTTCAAAGATGGTGGTGTTGACGAGATCATTTCTACTCGTCGCCTGACTCACATTGTTCGTGCCTTCACTATCTTTAATGATCGTATGAAGTCCATCAATGTTTGTGTCAACCGATTTGATGAAGAGACCAAGCAGATGTTCATGGAACTCTATGACAAGATGGATGCTACTGTGAATCCTGACTCTGATCCTTTGGAACCCATTCGTATTGAGGTTGAAGATGTTAACTGATATTGAAGTTGGTTCTCTCGCCGTCACCAAAGACGGCGAGACTGTTAAGATTGTTGATGTTGATACTCGTATCAAAGTTCAAGACCTTGACGGGGAGATCAAAGAGTGCTACTATACTGATATGCTATTTCTATGGGAGGAGTGATGTTTAAGTTTAATGAAGATGAACTGCTGAGGGAATATGAAGCTTATGTGAGCTCTACTTATCAGCAACATTATAGCGATGAGGATGGTCTTCAGACTATTGAAAAGATTCGTCCTTCCTGGCGTGAAGGATTTATTGCTGGTAATATTCAAAAATATATTGATCGCCCAAGCAAAGGACAATGGCGTAGGGATCTGTTCAAAGTGATTCACTATGCTTTCCTTCTAATTTATTGGTTGGATCAGAAAGAACAAAAATTGAATGAGCATAAGATCGCTACCATGACAGAACTGCGTAATGGGGTTTATGAGTAAAGTTAAATTAAGTAAAGAAACACTGGACATTCTAGCAAACTATGCCAGCATCAATCCATCTATTGTGGTGAGTGCTGGCAGTCAATTGAGGACAATCAGCAATGCTGAACATATCCTTTCTAAGTATACATGTGCTGAGGAATTTCCTAAGGACTTTGCTATCTATGATCTGAGTAATTTCCTGAATGTAATCACTCTCTTCCAGGATCCCACTCTGGATTTCACCAACGATAACTATGTAACTATTCGTAGTGGATCTAGGTATTCAAAGTATTACTTTAGCAATCCTGAGATTACTTTGAAGGCAGCACCTAATCGTGATGTAAAAATTTCTGGATTTGATGTTCAATTTGATGTTGTTGAAAATGATATCAAAGCACTGAAGAAAGCAGCAAACATTTTTAATCTTGAAGACATGGCAATTGCTTCGGTTGAAGGTAAGGTTGTTGCTACTGTGTGTGACCTTGAAGATGAGACCAGCAACACCTATGAACAATCGTTTCAAGGTGATGTCACTGGTGACTTCTCTGTTAACATGAAGGTTGAGAACCTTGTCCTTCTTCCTGGTGATTATGAAGTCAGCATCGCAACTGCTGGCATTTCACAATGGAAGAACAAAACTATGGATCTTGTTTACTACATAGCTCTAGAACAATGAACATCTTCGTCACACATCCATTTCCTGCTGAAAGTGCTATCTGTCTTCCCGATAAACATATTGTTAAGATGCCATTGGAATGTTGTCAGATGCTTAGCATCGTTGCTTCTTCTTGGTATCATTCTTACGGAACTTTGGGAAAAGCAGACGGGACGCCCTATTCGACAGCGAAAGGTGCTTTCCGTAATCATCCATGCACGAAATGGGCAGCAGACTCCGTGGATAACGCCTACTGGCTTATCAAGTGGGGAATGAATCTGTGTGACGAATACTCGGTGCGTTACGGCAAGACGCACTCGTGCTATAATACATTGCTCCAAGCATACTACCTTTTTCCTAAAGGTAAGTTGAATAAGGTGACTCCCTTTGTTCGTGCGATGCCAGATGAGTATAAACTTGACACAAGCATTGACACTTTTACTGCTTACAAGATGTATATCGCATCCAAACCTTGGGCTTCATCTAATTATCTTCGTATGCCACAACGAAAACCTGAATGGATTTAAATATGAGTGACTTTTTGTGGGTTGAGAAATATCGTCCAAAGATTATCGAGGATTGTATTCTTCCCGATGCTGTGAAAGAAATCTTTAAAGGATTTGTTTCTCAGGAGGAGATTCCCAATCTTCTTCTTTCCGGAACTGCTGGTGTAGGAAAGACCACGATTGCGAAAGCATTGTGTGAAGAGATTGGGGCATCTTATATTATTATCAATGGTTCTGATGAAGGACGTTTCCTTGACACCATCAGAAACAAGGTTCGGCAATTCGCCACAACTGTCTCCTTAACCTCTGGTGCTAGGCATAAAGTCGTCATTATTGACGAGGCAGACAACACCACCAATGATGTTCAACTTTCACTGCGTAATGCTGTAGAGGAGTTTCATAGTAATTGTAGATTCATCTTCACTTGTAACTTCATCAACAAGATTATTGAACCACTTCACTCTCGTTGTTCTGTGGTTCAGTTCAAAGTTCCTGAAGATGACAAGAAAGATATTCAACTTCAATTCTTGAAGCGTATCAAAACTATTCTCGTTCATGAGAATATTGAACATGATGATCGTGTGATTGCCAAACTACTCCAAAGGTATTATCCTGACTGGCGTAGATTGATCAATGAGATTCAGGCACTATCAACCAATGGATCTATTGGTGCCGATGCTCTTGCCTTAATCCCAGACATTCGTGTAGAATCTCTGTATGCTTCCATGAAGAGTAAAGACTACACCTCTGTCAGGAAGTGGGTCGTTGATAATCTCAACAACGATCCTACCAATGTGATCAGCAAGATCTACAACACCTCTGATGAATATGTTGTCAAAAAATATATTCCTGAGTTAGTGTTAGTCTGTGCTAAGTATCAAACTTATGTGCCACAAGTTGCTGATCAGGAGATTAATCTCCTAGCATTCCTTACCGAAATTATGATGAGTTGTGAATTCAAATGAACGTCCCTACTAAAGAAGAACTAATCCACCTCAAAATTCAAGCAGCAATGCGAGAGAATATTTTTGCGGAAGATCAAATGAAATATCTTGGAGAACGCGCTGGTCATCACTGGTATCTAATTGCTGGTGAGCATGAAGTTTCTGCCAATCAAATTGAAGATTTTGAAATGGATGAATCAGTAAATGAACTATGAGCATTTAAAAGAACATGCTGTGAAGACAACTCCACAGAATGTGAGAGAAGCAAACGAAGCTTTATTTCGTGCTAGAATGACACTGCCTGCCGCAGCAAAACATTGCGGTATGACCCAACGTGAAATGAAACACATTTTTTATGAATACCTTAAATACAACCAAGCGGACTACCAAATCTCTCAAGACTCCCCTCAGGTATCCGGGAGGGAAGTCTAGGGCGGTCTCTAAGCTGTTCCAATACTTCCCTGACCTGTCGGACTACCGGGAGTATCGGGAACCCTTCCTAGGCGGCGGCAGCGTTGCCCTAGAGGTCTCTAGGCGCTACCCATACATGCCTGTGTGGGTCAATGACCTGTATGGTCCTCTCTACGATTTCTGGACTATCCTCCAGCAGTTTCCTGAGCAACTGAGAGCACATATTCTCCACTTCAAGAATACTGCTGACACTACAGAAGCAGCTCGTGGTTTGTTTAAAATTTCAAAAGATATTTTGAGTGATCCCGCAACTGGTCAGTTTGAACGTGCTGTTCGTTTTTACATTGTGAACAAATGTTCTTTCTCTGGACTGACTGAATCTTCCTCGTTCTCTGAGCAAGCAAGCATCAGTAACTTCTCTTTGAATGGTATTGAGAAACTGCCCGAGTATTCTCAATTAATTCAGCACTGGAACATTACCAACATGGATTATTCTATGCTGATGGATTGTGACAGCAAGGTATTCATGTATTTGGATCCACCTTATGACATTAAAGATAATCTTTATGGTCGTAAAGGTTTAATGCATAAAGGATTTGACCATGTTGACTTTGCTAACAAATGTAATCTGAATCACAACATGCCAATGTGTATCAGTTACAATTCGTCAAACGAGGTCAAAAACCGCTTCCTGAGCAGCGGGTGGACAGATGCGGAATTTGCACACACCTACACCATGCGGTCCACTGGATCGTATACAATGGATCAAGCAGACCGAAAGGAACTCGTCCTTATTAATTATGAAAGTTAAAGTTCAACTCTACGTTGCCGGTAAAGTCTTTGACGAGATTGTTGAAGCAGCAAACTATCAAGAT